CGAGGGCCCGCGGGTGCAGGAGGACTTCCTTAAAGGTGTCCATCACTGCCCAGGCGGCTGGGGACGACGTGGGTTTCGCGAGAAAGGCACGCCCAATTAGCGCTTGCATTCTTGAGTATAGGCCTTTCCGCGTCACCATGGGGTAACACCCCGAGACACCAATTCCTGCGAGAACACACTCGCGCTTTTGTCGCTCAAGACTGGTGTCTATCTTGGCGAGATCCCCTTTCTCCACCTCATACAAGCGTCCAGCTTCAGGGACACGGGATTTCTTCGAATTCCGCAACCACGGCACTTCTGACCTGTGCATCGTGATCGCGCCTTTCGGAATATCAACCTTTTCCCACTTGCTCGCTTTTGGTGGTAGGGTGGAAGAGTTCAAGTGTACCCGTCCCGGGTGGCCCTCGGCAACAGTGAGGTTCTGTTGAATCTGCAATCCCATCGTTGAGACGGCACCGCACTTCTTCAACTTATCCTGGCAATCGTTGCACTCCCGGTGTTTCCACTTGTATTTGTTTTTGGGGGGGGCCTTACCGCAGCTCGCGCACCGTTTTGGATCGCTCAGTGCCGGCGTGCAATAGCCCTTCTTCCCAAACTCTGACTCCAGAGTCCCCTTCTGGGATCTGAGCCCCAAGAGGGCAGCCTTGGGGTTCAGGCTCTGGTCATCAGCATTCTCAATGAACAGGGTGTGGTACGCCCCGCGCAAATCCTCACGTGCGTACTGAGCCGTCAAAGCCCATTCCGCCCGCTTGGCACCAGCAAACCCTGTCAATGACTTAGGCTCTAACTCTCTCCCGGGGAGATTTGTCGCGTGTTTAACGCATGCTTTTGGCTGTCTGGCAAGTCCGTTCGCAGACGCCCATGCGCCGACCTCCTCACACGCCTCCCGTAGGAACCTGGGACAAGAGAAGATCCCTTTTCGCGGCACGATGTGCGCTGCCATCTTCATTCGGTAGTACGAGCACGTCCCGTGATGCCCGATAAAGGTCAGAATATAGGACATGTTGCCGAACTGCACCGATGCAATCCAGCCGGGATTGTACTGACCGTTGCTCAATAGCACCGGGTTCAGTGGATCCGGTCCAACCCCACGTGAGACATAGTAAAAACTGTTCCGAGTGAAGTTGAACCGGTTCAACACCTCTGGGTGCAACTCGGTCAGCCCAATGCCCCCCTCGTACTGTGCATCTGAGTGCGCAACACAGCCCTCAGGGACCAGATCCCCGCATGCGTACGCTCGGGCGCGAAGCCGGCCGCAGGTCATGGGGACGTGGTCCATGCCACGTCGGCCTCCGGTTACACTCATTCGAGCAATCCGCTCAATCTCGTCTTCCGTGTAATCGAAGTCCAACGTTGGGGCTATGTTGTGAGTCTTGACAAACTCTACATTTCTATGCAAGTACCTCACGTATTTGGCAGGCATCATTAGCCCAGAGGGCTCGTTGCCGTCTTCTGGACCAGGTCCTGTCGCACGCTCTTCCGTCGTGGGGACTTCGCTGGGTCCAGGTTCATCCATGCGGATGGTATCCCCTGGGGAATTAGGGCTTTCCCCGCTGCCGGTGGTTGGCGCGGTACTGGGCCCTGCACATCCAGGGTCGACCGGGGCTTCGGGAGCTGTGGCTGGTTCCTGCACCACAGCTTCACAGGCGACTTCGGCCTCGTGCTCCGACGTCTCCTCGGTCACTTCGGCTGGGTCGGCCGTGACTTGATCGGCGTACCCAGCGCGGTCCCGCATTGCCTGCAGGACACGTCCTGCGGTCTTGCGGACCGCTCCTGCGGCGCAATAGTGCGCCTTGGGGCTATCAACATCATCAATAAAAATGATGGACTGCCTCCTATGACCTTCAGTGTGGCGGGTGAGCATCGGGTGATACTCAAGCAATGTCCCGCCTTTACACTTAAGTCGGTAGACGTCCAGGCCGCGGAACTCGACTTTCCGCTCCCGGGCGTCCCAAGCTGCCCAAGACTCCCATTTATTGAGGGCCCTAAGCATTTTAGCAAGGCAGATCCCACCAGTTCTGCCCTGCTCGTCGCGCTCCTCCAACCCCTGCTCAACCAAGTTCCAGTAGAAACACTCGATGTGCCTCTCGGAACTAAAGGCCGCGGCAAAGGCGGTGAGCGCACAGGGGAGGTTTTCTCTAGTGTACCCCTTCGGAAGCTTCCCGTTGCTGATCATCCTGTCCAACAACATTGAGGCCTTCTCAGGAACCACACACCTACCCCCCGCTGACACATCATGGAATAGCGATTTTGCTACCGCCATCCCACGATCCAGTCCCCCATCCGGACTGAAACCACTCCTTCGGGCCGACCCTTTGAAAGGGCCGGCCACCCCGGGTGATCCTTGGACAGGACCACCCGTTCCCCCAGGCTGCCCAACTGAGCGGCCTTGCTTCGCACGAACCCCACCTCCAAAAGGTTCAGCTTCAGCTCCCCGTTTAACGTCTGGGGATGACGGCTGTGGGCTCTGCACCCTGCGACTCTTGCTTCCGTTGTCGCCACGAGAGGCCCGGGAATTCCGCCCGGACAGTGCTTTCATGATGAAAGAAGTATGTAACCTGGTGAGTCAGTGCCCCATTCAATCGGAGGTCCGGCGGTTGCTCACCAGCAGAGGTGTGTGTGTGTGTTAAGGTTAGGGTTAAGGGTTAGGGAGAGGGGGCTCCACCATCCTACCGATCGCATCTCAATGCGAACATAAACAACCCGGTGG